GAGGAGGTGCGGGGCTTCTTGTGGAGTCGGCGGGAATCGAACCCGCGTCCCGGACGTCTGTCGCCAGTGTTCTCCGTGCGCAGACCCCGTTTGATCAGTCTCCCCATCGGTCGGGACCCGGGATCGGGGTCGCTGCCGGCGTGGCCCGCGGAGCAGTGCCGAAAAGTGTCGCGGTCCCGTCGCTGCGGCACTCCCGCGCGGGGCGGGTGGTTCAGCGGGGACGCCGAGGAAGTCCGGATTTGAAGGGCACCCGCCCCGACCAGGTCACTGGCCGAGACTCCCGTGAGCGGGTGTCCACTCAGCTACGCCGCAGCGAGCTCGCGCTCGGACGCGGTGACGAAGGCCTCCAGGTCTTCGTCGGTGAAGCTGAGGGTGTCAACATCATCGTTGGCAGTTATTGGTTGCAGGCCCGCTCACGGTGGTGCCTGCCGCACCGGCACGCTGTTCTGACTCCAGATCACCCGGTCGAAACCGTGCGACCCCGTCAAGGGGCTGACTACTTGCCCGCCCGGTGAGTGTATCACACTCCGGGTATCACCAGTAAGCATCTCCCGGGTCCTGGGTAACATCAACCGTGGTTTCATCCAGCGACAACGGTGCGCGTTTCCCGGTGGCTGCGTCGCGGACAACCATCTCGAACTCGCCGTACTCGTTGTACTCCAGGCCCGTCAGGGGCTTATACAGCCACGCATTTCCACCTACGATCTTCCTGACGCACGCCGTTGTCGCCGTCAGGTCGTCGTGGACAAAGTAATCGAGGCCGGAGATGTAGCACGACGGCTTGCCGCAGGCCGGGCAGGCCGCCTTGGGAGGAAAAGGGTTGGGGTGCTGCGGGCGTAACAGATTCACCCGGTGAAGGGCCCACGCCGCCCGTTCTGCCTCCTCCGCGGTCAGGTCCAGCGCAGGGTCCTCGTACAGCAGGTCAGTCGCCATTCGGACCGCTGTGGTCTCAATGGACCGGGTCTCTTCGGCCACCAGCAGGGCGATCGCGCCCAGGCACGAGTCCCACACCCCACTCCCCTCGTTCACCTGCTTCGGTTGACGTCGCTGGTTACCCACCCGCCACAGGGTGTTGTCCTCCAGGTCGAAAAAGTAGACCTTCCCGCTGGGAACATCCTTCACATGGAACGTCTCAAAACGTTTCCACCCGCGATCACGAGTGGCAACAAACGACTGGTCACAGCGCGTCTGCCCTGCCCCGATCCGGGGTACTGGTACTGAGGTGAAATCGAACGCCATTGGGTTCCTCCTGCGTCGTGGGTGTGTTTCTGGGGCTAGGCGCCGGTCGATCCGTGCCCACTGGCGCCCCGCTCGGTCTCGTCGAGCGCGTCGACCTCGACGACGTCGCACAGGCTCACCGCCTGGACGAGCAGCTGGGCGATGCGGTCGCCGCGGGTGATCTCCACCGAGGTGTCCCGGTCGAGGTTGATCAGGCAGACCTTCACCTCCCCGCGGTAGTCCGCGTCGACGGTTCCCGGGGCGTTGACGATGGACAGGCCCTTCTTCGCCGCCAGCCCGCTGCGGGGGTGAACCAGGCCCACCGTCCCGGCCGGCAGGGCGACCGCGACCCCGGTGCCCACCAGCGCCCGCTCGCCGGGGTCCAGGGTGAGGTCCTCAGCGCTGTACAGGTCAATGCCCGCGTCGGTGGGATGTGCCCGCCGTGGCAGCGGCAGGGCGGGATCGAGGCGGTGGAGGCGTAGGGGCGGATCCACGGTGACAGGTGATCCCTCGGCAAGAGGCGGAAGTTCAACCAGATCCGGTTCCGGATCGAGCAGTCGGACCGCCTCGGCCGCCAGCGGATTCTCTGTCTCCCCGGCCTCCAGCTGCTTGGTAGTGGGCAGAAGGATAAAGGGGCTCTCCGGATACTTCTCCGCGAAAGGAACCCCGAACTCGGCCTCCCCCGCTGTGCGCGAGACATCGTCGTCCTGGCGGGCAGCACGGAGATTCGCGTGGTTCAGGTGGGTGTCCAGGCGCTTGTCGAGCGTGGAGCCGTCAACCCCGTAGGCGGAGTCGAACACAGCAGGATTTCGCACGTAGTCCTCCTGGTGGATGATCCGAGAGCGGATGTAGTAGAACACCAGCGACGAGGCGGCGATCTGGTTCCAGCAGGCGACAACCGTATGCGCTCCGATGCCCTTGACCACCTCCGCGGCCCAGTGCGGCCACTCCATGGGGATGGCCTGTGCCATGTAGTATGCGAGCTGCTGCTCGTAGTCGGGGCCGAGGTCAGAAAGAGACGGTCTCGACGGATGATCTGCAGGTGTAGTGTTCACTGTCATGGGGAAAGCGTAACAGCACCGGGACCCCACGCCGGTCGGGGCGGGAACGAGAAAGCCCCGCCGGAGAAGAACTCCGGCGGGGCCTGTCGGCCGGGCACTACAGCATGCAGGACACGCAGCCCTCGACCTCGGTGCCGGCCAGCGCCGTCTGCCGCAGCCGGATGTAGTACAGCGTCTTGATGCCCTTGCGCCACGCGTAGATCTGCGCCTTGTTGATGTCGCGGGTCGTCACGTCGCCCGGGAAGAACAGCGTCAGCGACAGACCCTGATCCACATACTTCGTCGCCACCGCGTAGGTGTCGATGATCTTCTCGTAGCCGATCTCGTAGGCGTCCTGGAAGTACTCCAGGTTGTCGTTGTCCATGTGCGGCGCCGGGTAGTACACCCGCCCGATCTTGCCTTCCTTACGGATCTCGATCTTGCTGGCGATCGGGTGGATCGACGACGTCGAATTGTTGATGTACGAGATCGACCCGGTCGGCGGCACCGCCTGCAGGTTCCGGTTGTACAGCCCGTACTCCATCACGTCGGCCTTCAACCCCGCCCAGTCCCCGACCGTCGGCACGTGGATCGTCGAGTTGTCGATGATCTGCTGCACCCGCGCGGTCGTCGGGGCGAAGGACGCCGGATCATAGCGGTCGAAGAACGCGCCGGAGGCGTAGTCCGAGGTCTCGAAACCGCCGAACCGGGTGCCCCGCTCCCGCGCGATCGTGTTCGACGCCTTCAGCGCCTCGTACAGCACCGCGGCGAAGTACACGTTCGTAAAGTCGAGTGCTTCCTCACTGCCGTAGTGGATGTGCTCCCGGCCGAGGAACCCGTGCAGGTTCATCTGGCCCAGCCCGATCGCGTGGGAGGCGTCGTTGCCCTCCCGGATCGACGGGACGGAGTCGATGCGGGTCTGTTCGGACACGGCGGAAAGTCCGCGGATCGCGGTCTCGATGGTCGTCGGGAAGTCCGGCGAATCCACCGCCGCCGCAATGTTCAACGAGCCCAGGTTGCAGGAGATGTCGTGGCCGATCTCCCTGTACGACAGGTCGTCGTTGAACACGGAAGGGGTGCTGACCTGCAGGATCTCACTGCACAGGTTCGAGTGGGTGATCCGACCCTCGATCGGGTTATCACGGTTCACCGTGTCCTCGTACATGATGTACGGGTACCCGGACTCGAACTGGATCTCCGCGAGCGTCTGGAAGAAGTCGCGTGCCTTCATCTTCGTCTTGGAGATCCGCGGGTCCTCGACCATCTCGTCGTAGAGATCGGTGACGCTCACGTCGGCGAACGGCCTGCCGTAGATCCGCTCGACGTCGTAGGGGCTGAACAGGTACATGTCGTCGTTGCGCTTGGCCAGCTCGAAGGTGATGTCCGGGATGACCACACCCAGCGACAGGGTCTTGATGCGGATCTTCTCGTCGGCGTTCTCCCGCTTGGTGTCCAGGAACCGGAGGATGTCCGGGTGGTGGGCGTTCAGGTACACCGCACCGGCTCCCTGGCGGGCGCCGAGCTGGTTGGCGTAGGAGAACGAGTCCTCCAGCAGTTTCATCACCGGGATGACGCCGGACGACTGGTTCTCGATGTGCTTGATCGGCGCACCCTGCTCGCGGAGGTTGGTTAGCAGCAGGGCGACGCCGCCGCCGCGCTTACTCAACTGCAGGGCGGAGTTGATCGACCGGCCGATGGACTCCATGTTGTCCTCGATGCGCAGCAGGAAACACGACACGGGCTCACCGCGCTGCGCCTTGCCGATGTTGAGGAAGGTCGGGGTGGCCGGCTGGAACCGGCCGGAGATTATCTCGTCGACCAGCTGGCGCGCCATGGCCTCGTCACCGCCGGCCAGACCGAGCGCCACCATGCAGACCCGGTCCTCGTAGCGCTCCAGGTAGCGGTTGCCGTCGAAGGTCTTCAGTGCGTAGGAGGTGTAGAACTTGAACGCCCCGAGGAAGGTCTGGAACCGGAACTTGTGGGCGTAGGCCTGCTGGAACAGGGACTTGACGAACGCGGGGGCGTACTCGCCGAGCACGGCCCTGTCGTAGTAGTCGTTGTCGACAAGGTAGCTGATCTTCTCGTTGAGGCTGTGGAACCAGACCATGTTCTGGTTGACGTGCTGCAGGAAGTACTGGTTGGCCGCTTCACGGTCGGCGTCGAACTGGATGTTTCCGTCAGCGTCGTACAGGTTCAGCATCGCGTTGAGCGAGTGATAGTCCGGCTGGGTCTCCTGGACCTCAGCGGCGTGGGGACGTGCGGGGGCGGTGGTGTTCAAGGGTCCTCCTGGACTCGGGTGTGGGGAACGGATAACAGGTGCTGGATCTACGCGGCGGTGATTCCGCGGAGCAGGGCGGTGAGCAGGTCGACCGCGCGGTCGTGATCATGGTCGACCACCGCGAGGATCACGCGGTCCTCGGGGCGGGGACGGCTGTCCGGGTTGTTCATCCAGTCGCGGAACCGGCACTCGGCAACCACGCGGCGCTTGTAGTTCAGGGAGCCTTTCTCCTCGTTGACCAGCGGCGAACACGGGGAGTAGCGGTAGTCGCGGAGGTACCAGTTGGCCTTGCGGACGTCGACCTCCGGCGTGGTGTGCTTGGCGGCGTCGCGCCACATGTACTTGATCACGCAGGCCAGGCGGTGCTCCCGGCCGCGGAGGAGGTCAATGCACTCGATCCCTGACGGGTGCGAGGTGTAATGGGCCGGGGAGTTGACCTCTTCGAGGATTCCTGGTGACGGGGAAGGTGTAACAGTCATGCGGGTCAGCGTATCACCGGGCGGGGAGGTGCCCGGGGCCGGCGGGAAACCAGGGAGCGCGTAGGTATACGGCACGTCCCTGTATGCGGGTTCCTGTCCGGGGAGGTGCTTCTGGGAGTGCTACCAGCGCTTGTGCGGGCGCCCCATTTTCTGCGATACCTGGTGTTCGTCAGCATGGAACCCTGCGGAAACTGGAGGTTTTCTGAGCCAGAAACAGGAAGAAACCCCAGGTAGATGTACTCTTCCTGGGGTTCCTGATTCTACCTCGGTGAGGTAGAGCAACGGTGAAAACTTGGACGCGAGGCTCGTGACCTCCTCTGGATTCTACCTCGGTGAGGTAGAGCAACGGTGAAAACCTATGGATCCTCAACCCCCACCGCGCGCGATTCTACCTCGGTGAGGTAGAGCAACGGTGAAAACACGGTTGTAGGGGCTGATCCACAGTCCCGATTCTATCCCGCCGGGCCAACCCCGCTGGACAATCCGATCACAACCGCCCGAACCTGGTGGGCGGACCAGGCTTCTCCTCCACTCCGGGGGCGCCACTCCCCCACGACCTGGTCAGCGGGTCCAGCGACAGGGCGTCCCACTCCCGACGAAGTTCCTCGGCATCGAGCACCTTGTGAACCTTCTCCTGGATCCCGCCGGGATCCCCGCTGTAACGCAGCGCAGCCAGTGCCTCGACCTTCGTCACCTGGGCCCGACCCAGCTCGCCGGCCGCCCGCAGGATCGGGTCATCGCCGCGGTTGTCGGTGAGCAACTGGAGCAGGAAACCGTGCCGGCACCCCTCATGGGCGATCGCCGACCGAGGGTTGGCGTAGCCAGGCCGGTTCCATGTCTCGCAGCCGCAGTCCCGCATGCGGTCGTCGCCGTTGCGCGTGTAGCCCGCCTCGGGGAGGATCTCCGCCCACGGCGTGGACGCATCCCACTCCTCCCGCTCCTCGGAGACCGCCACCGCCCCACGTGTAGCCCGTGGGGCCGGCGCCTGTGCCGAGATCAGCCCGAGCAGCCACTCCGGGGTGTCGAGCACCCGCGGGTCAGGACCCCAGGTGTACGGGCCCTCCCGACGGGTCGACGGGGGGATCATCACCCAGGAGTCGTGCAGTTTGACCTCCACGGACGCCGCTGCCTGCCCACCCGGGGACAGGTTCACCGTTCCGGCGATGTTGGTCGGCAGCGCCCCGTCAGGGATCCGCAGCCATACGTGTCCGCCGCCCCAGTGCTCCCAGCGCAGGGTCGCTGGCGACAGGACTCCCGGGGAGTGCGTGGTCAGTTCCGGGGTCCCCGAGCCGTGTGCCCGGCACAGCGCAGCGAAGGCCCGGAGGGCGGCGGTCGTGTCCAGATCCACCACAGCCAACCGGCCGCCGCCGGGGAGGTGACTGCCGACGCGGACGCCGCAGTTCAGGCGGATTCCACGCTGATTCGCCCGGCCCATCCAGTTGTCGAGGATGTCCAGGTCATGTGTAGCCGCGTGAGCGCCGCCGGCCCCGCTCCCGAAGTTCACCGGCTTCTTCTCCACCGGGGCACCGGCCTCCGCCAGAACGACGTCCAGGCCGAGCGCAGCTGCCGCCAGAGCGGCCCCGGACACCGTCCTGTCTGCGCGTACAAGGGGGCTCAGCGAAAACGCACTCATGGCTCCGCCTCCCCAAGCGCCTCCCGGGCGAGAGCGATCGCCTGTTCACGGAGAGCAGTTCTGTCCGCGGGTACGGCGCAGACGTCGGGCGGCTCATACGCGGCCACCGCCGCGTCGTATTCCTCGCGCGACGCCGGTGTCCACGCCGGAGGCGGCGGGTCAGGGATAGCCACCGCGGACGCCGTGGACACCTGCTCCGGTGCGGCGTCCACGCCGCTGTCACCGGTCTCCTGTTCCGCGGGCTCCGCTGCACCCTGTCCGGTGAACGGATTGAACGTGACCATCTTCGTCGTCGGCCCTGTCACCGACTCCGGCGCCGTGTCCGGGGTGTAGATGTACCTGGTCGATCCCTCGGTCACCACGATCGCCTGACCGCTCTTCTCCAGGTCAGCGATCATCGCGTCCAGCTCCGTGCGGAACCGGCGGGCCGAGCGGTACGCGGCACCGGAGAGCTTGTGGTCGTACCCGCCACCGCCGTTGGCGACCTCACCGAGCAGACGCATGGCCTTGGCCTTCCGATCGGTCCGGGCCACCTCGGCGGCGGCCTTGCCCCGCTCACGGTGGTCGGCCTCGCGGTTGTACTCTGCCTGGATGGCCTCGGCGGCGGCCTCGGCACACTCCGCCATGACCTCGTCGGAGATCTCCATGATGTCGGTCGCGATGTCCCAGTCCTCGTCGGACACGTCGGTGCGCCCGTGCATCAACGCAAGCCCGCAGGC